GAGCTGGACTTCGGGGAGGTGTCAAATGGCTAGTATAGCTGCAGCAATATTCGTTGGAACGCTGCTCGGGGTTTTAGCCCTGTTGTTCGTATCGTTCGCAGGACAAGGCGACGAGGACACTGGGCGGATCCTGGAGAGAGCGGTCATGAGGGATCTTACTGAAACGGATCCAGATGACATGCCTGCGATCATGCGACTCCAAAAAAGAGCGCGGATCCTGATGAACCAAAGAGAGGAAGGAGAACATGGAAAAGATTATTCAGCTACCTAAGAAGGGGTTTGCCTACGAGTACATTGATAAGGTACAGCGGGCATGCAGCAAGGATAAGACCAGACACAGTCTATCACAGATGTTTCTGGACCCAGAAGGGTTCATGGTATCAACTGATGGCACACGGATGCACATTCTTGATCTCGATGCAGCCGTACAGATTCCGGATGACCTGAAAAAAGAGAACCTGGGATGGATAAACGGAGAAACTGCTCGAGCAACGATGACCAAAGACGGGATCCTTATCATTCGAGACGGGGAGCCATTCCCTAACTGGCGCCGCGTGTTACCGGACAAGAAAGAATGGCGAGCTCACAAGGTCAGCTATGTCAAGGTAAACGCGAATGAGTATATGGAAGAGTTTGACCTTCTGAAAAAGACCCTCCCGCTTCAGGGAGCAGCCCTACACCACAGCCTTCCAGAGCCCATCAGTTGGAAGGCGCTCCAGGATCTGTGCAATGGAACGTATAAGGTCATGACTATTGGAGAAGGACGTCCGGTGGTATTCCTGGACGAATTTGGATTTACCGCGGTCATTATGCCAGTGAGCAAGATGGTCGTGAAGGAGAGTGTATAGATGACAGCAGCAACATTACTTGATCAGTTCATTGACGCGATCGCCGATCGTGTCGTCGAGAAGCTCGGCCAGACGGTCGTGGAGCCAGTAGAAGAGGCAAAGCCAGAGAAGAAGGAGAAGGCAAAACCGAAGAAAGAGAAGAGTTCACTGAATCTCGTGGATGTACGAGCACAACTGGCAGAGATCAGCCGAAGTGGAAAGCAGGACCAGGTCAAAGCCCTGATCACTGAGTTCGGTGGAGATAAGCTCACGGACCTGGATGAATCAGTCTATGAGGATCTGATCGCGAAAGCAAAGGAGCTGTGATGCCGGGAGTACATGCAAAGTTAAGCGCATCAGGCGCAAGCAGGTGGATGGCCTGTACTCCATCCGCAGCCCTCGAGGCTGAGCTTCAGCAACTGGCTGAAGAGCTGGGAGCTGAAGAAGAGACCAGTACGTTTGCAGAAGAAGGGACCGCTGCTCACGAACTGGCCGAAATAAAGCTGAGGTTATTCCTTGAACCCAAGAGCCGCAAACTCAAAAACAGGCTCAAGGAAGCCCGACTGTCTTCATATTACTGCAATGAAATGGAAGAAGCAACCGATCTTTATGTGAACCACATCATCGAAGCGTACAACGAGGCAACGAGCTTCTCTGACTCAGGGGATGCGGTTCTCCTCGTCGAACAGAGGCTTGACTTCTCTCCCTGGGTCCCTGGGGGATTCGGAACCGGAGATGCGTTGATCATTGCTGATCAGCAAATCGATGTGATCGACCTCAAATATGGAAAAGGCATCCCGGTATCAGCGGATAGGAATCCCCAAATGAGGTTATACGCGCTCGGAGCTGTCCATACATACGGGATGCTCTACGACCTCACAGATGTCCAAATGACCATATTTCAGCCCCGCCTTGATAGTGTATCAATCGACATCGAAAGCGTCTCAGAGCTGTTGAGGTGGGCAGAGAATACCGTAAAGGCGCTGGCGCAGAAAGCCGACGCAGGAGAGGGGGAATTTGTCCCAGGAGATCACTGCAGATGGTGCGCCGCACGCTTTACCTGCAGAGCTCGGGCTGAGAAGAACCTGGAGCTTGCGCAGTATGAGTTCGCAGCTCCACCAGAGCTTTCGATCGATGAGATCGCGGGGATCCTCCAGCAGGCAGAAGCATTGCAGTCCTGGGTCAAGGATATACAGTCCTATGCCCTGGACCAGGCAGAGAAGCACGGGGTGCAGTTCCCGGGATGGAAACTCGTAGAAGGTAGAAGCGTCCGTAAGATCGCGGATGAGGCTTCTGTGGTAGGCGCTTTGCGCGACGAGGGCTTCAGCGATGAGGATATCTACACTATGAAGCTCGCAGGACTCACAGCCTTCGGGAAGCTCCTGGGCAAAAAGAAAATGGAAGAGCTGCTCGGGCCTTACATCATCAAACCGCCAGGAAAACCAACACTCGTCCCGGAACAGGACAAACGACCGGAGATATCGTCAGTCGATAGCGCACGAAACGATTTCAAGGAGTAATCCATGAGTGAAGATGAGAAGATCATCATTCATTGTGCTGTACTTACAGCAATGGAATTCGGCACCGGGCTGATATCAGCAGCCAGGCGAGAACTAGAGGACTACCAGTATACCTGGACTGAGTCCCACGAGAAATATGTATTCGAGAATTATATTGAAGGAGAAGCACATGGCTAAAGAAAACCAAGCAAAGACAACCAAAGTGGTAACGGATCTCGTACGATTCAGTTACGCGCATCTGTTTGAGCCCAAGAGTATAGACGGCTCCGAGCCTAAATACTCTATGGCGGTCCTGATTCCCAAGAACGACAAGAAGACACTCAAAAAGATCAAGAACGCAGTCGATGCGGCAATCGAAGCGGGAAAGACCAAACTCGCGGACAAGAAAGGCAATGTACCGACCAACATCAAGACCCCGCTGAGAGACGGCGACGAAGAACGCCCAGATCAGGAAGAGTATGAGGGGATGTATTTCCTCAATGCTACCAGCAAGGCAAAACCAGGGGTTGTGGATAAGAACCTCAACGAAGTGCTTTCCAGTGAAGAAGTGTACAGCGGATGCTGGGGCCGCGTGAGTTTGAACTTCTACGCGTTCAACACAAACGGTAACAAGGGTATCGGGGCCGGCTTGAACAACGTCCAGAAGGTCAAGGACGACGACTACCTTGGGGGACGCTCACGAGCTGAAGATGACTTCGACGAATGGGAAGATGATGAGGATGAAGAGGAAGAGAGTTTCCTCTCATAGCTTTCTAGGCTGACCGGACAGATTGTCCGGTTGGCCACTCCAGGAGAAAAGATGCGGACTTTAGCAATCGATATTGAGACGTACAGCTCTGAGGATCTTACGAAAGTCGGGGTTTACCGATATGCGGAAGCACCGGACTTCCAGATCCTCTTACTCGCCTATGCCTATGATGATGAACCGGTCACGGTAATCGACATGACGGATCCAGAAGACAAACTAAACATACCCTTCTCCCTGCTCACGGACATCACCGGTGATAACCCGGATGTCATCTGCTCAGCTTTCAACGCGAACTTCGAGCGGGTGTGTCTGTCCCATCATTTCAGCGGGTATTGTAAAGAATCGAACGGCTCACACCAGATGTACATCAGCCCCAAACACTGGAGATGCTCTGCAGTGAAAGCTCGATATGCGGGGCTGCCCGGATACCTTGACGGAGCTGCGAAGGCTATGGGGTTACAGCAGAAAAAAGATGCAGCAGGAAAACGGCTGATCCAATACTTCTCAAAGCCCTGCAAACCTACCAAGAAGAACGGCGGGAGAACGCGCAACCTACCAGAGCATGATCCGGAGAAGTGGCAACAGTTCAAAGATTACTGTATCCAGGATGTTGAGGTTGAGCGCGCGCTGTCCAAGTCCCTCGAGCATCTACCGGTCCCGGAGCACGAGTGGTCATTGTGGTTTGTTGATCAGCGGATCAACGACCGAGGATGTAAACTCGACATGCAGCTGGTGGATAACGCCCTGGAACTCAACCGTAAATATACCCAGGAACTGAAGACCAGGATGCAGGGGATCACCGGATGTGAGAACCCCAACAGCTTGCCGCAGCTTAAGGCCTGGCTGAGAGACCGAACCGGGGAGCAGGTGAACACCCTGTCAAAGGACACAGTCCCCGCCCTGATGAAGGATACAGAGGATTCTGAGGTCCTGGAGGTGCTCTCCATCCGCAAGGAACTCGGCAAGACCTCCACGAGCAAGTACGAGGCCATGAAGAGGTCTGTCAGTGCGGAGGATGAGCGCGTGCGGGGTCTGCTCATGTTCTACGGAGCGAGTAAGACCGGCAGATGGGCCGGGCGCCTGGTACAGGTGCAGAACCTCCCACAGAACAAGATCGCTGACCTTGAGCTCGCACGGGACCTGGTGAGATCCGGAGAGTTCGATACCCTGCAGATGCTCTACTCCTCGACCCCTGTCATCCTCTCTCAGCTCATCAGGACGGCCTTCACAGCGACAGAAGGGAAGAAGCTGATCATCTCTGACTTTTCCGCGATCGAGGCGCGTGTGATCGCCTGGCTGGCCGGAGAACAGTGGCGGCTAGACGTGTTCGGCTCTCATGGGAAAATCTACGAGGCATCGGCGTCAGCCATGTTCGGCGTGCCTATCGAGAAGATCACCAAGGACAGTCCGCTGCGTGCGAAAGGTAAGGTCGCGGAATTGGCTCTTGGATATCAAGGATCCGTTGGCGCGCTCAAGCAGATGGGTGGTGAGAGGATGGGACTCTCTGAGGATGAGATGAAGACGATCGTGAGCACCTGGAGAGAGGCGAACCCGAAGATCGTGCAGCTGTGGTCTGACCTCGAGGAAGCGGCGCTACGGGCTATCGATCGTGGAGATAAGGCAAAGTCAATCGATACTCATGGCCTGCGCCTGATCTATCGTCACGGTAACCTCCTGATTAAGCTGCCCTCGAAGCGTATCCTGGTCTATCCCCAGGCGCGGATCGCCGCGAATAAGTTTGGACGCTCAGGGATAGTCTATCATGGCGTACACGTCGGGGGCTACGGAGAGATCGAGACCTATGGCGGGAAGCTTACCGAGAACGTGGTCCAGGCGATCGCGCGTGACTGCCTCGCGGAGGCCATGATGCGGCTGGATCATATTGGATATGAGATCGTCATGCACATACATGATGAGGTCGTCATTGAGGGTCGCGCTGGTGCACTTGATGAAGTGAACAGGATCCTGGGAGAGCCGATCGACTGGGCTCCGGGGCTGCCGCTCAAGGGTGACGGATTCGAGACCGATTTTTACAAAAAGGATTAATAGATGGAGACATCATCGATACGACAAACGGCGAAACACCTGGGCGTGAAATACCCTACCCTGCGGGTATTCGTAATGCGTAACCACCTAGGTAAGGAGACGATTAAGAACGGCCGAAAGGTCAGACTGCTCTCAGATAACGAGATCAGTCTGATCAGGGGTCGTATGTATGTTCTACAGGGAAAAGGAGGCACAGCAGTATGAGAGACTATAGGGCGCTTTTAGAAGCCGGGAACAAAGCCCAGCTGGAAAAGTTGAAAGAAAATGAGCACAAGGAAGGCTGGGATAACATCAACATGAAATACGCGATCAACCGTCTCAATGAGGAAGTTGATGAACTAATCATCGCCAAGCATCGAGGATATGTACCGGAGATCCGGCGAGAAGCGGCTGACATTGCAAATTTTGCACACATGGTCGTACTCGCGTGCGATCGGATGATGGGGGACCAGTCATGAATGAGCAGAGGCTGGGCGGAGTAACGAAAGGGTATATAAAGCCTCCAAGCATTCGGGAAAGCCCTGCTCCGGAGGGATGGGTGAAGACGCTGCGGCCGTGTCCTGAATGCCGGGCGTCATTCACGTATATCGACGGACATAAGGTCTGGCACTGCCAGGCATGTGGATGGAGGAGTGACCATATGAATACGAAGAACTATACAGATAAAGATATTGAGACGATCAAGAAAATGCGTGACCTGGGAAAGACAGCAAAGCAGATCGGCGCGGTGATTGGCCGAAGCCCGGCGTCGGTATCAGTGAAAATCTCAGAGCTCAGAAAAAAGGGGGCTATACCGAAACCAGAGAAAGCTGCCCGTTATGATGGTTATCAACCTAAAGATGATCATGCGGAAAGTGTGACACCTCCTCAAGGATGCACAGGTGAGGTAAATCCAGAAAAACCGGGAAGACAGCAAAAAATTGAAGAAATAGAGCAAAAAAGCATACATTCTGCTCAAACTCAGCTTTCAGGGGGAAAAATTGCAAAGATTGTACATGAAGAGCTTGAAAAGGGTTTACGGGGGATAATCGAGGCCAAGGAGCCCTACTACGGAAATATGACGTTAGGACAACTCATCGATCTTGCTGCTCAATGTGACTTTAAGCTGTTCAAGTCTGAGTATGTTTTCCCAGAGTCTCACCAAGGCGGTGGCCCGGCGGGATTTTATATAACCTTCTTCCTCTCTACACAGGGTCGATGAATGAGCAATAGCTTACCTGATCTGAACAAGAGTCTCACCAAGGCCTGGCTCAAAGCATCAGGCCTGCGCTCCTATAGTAAGATCCTCCTGCTGTATCTCGTGTACATGGAGCAATATTTCCAGCCCGTTGAGCTCACCTATAAAGAGATCGGCGAGGACGTTGGTATGGTCTACGGCCAGCTGCGCCTCGCGGTCCGGGAGCTCCGGGACAAAGGCCTGCTCGAGATCAAGAAAGCAGAGGGCCATCGAGCGACGATATTCAAGGTTAATCTATGAAAGCACAAACGCGCACTGCATCAAAGCAGATCACTATATCCACCGGCACGAGCCGGAAGTCAACAACCTGGAAGTCAAGGAGTATGAGCTGGTCACAGCTCGTCGAGAAGCTCTCACAGACTACCCGCACCCCGGAGAGCCAGGCAGAGTACCTTGCCCTGTCCAAGAGTCAGCAGGACGAGATCAAGGACGTCGGGGGTTTTGTCGGCGGAACGCTCAAGGGCGGGCGCCGGCGCAAGGGAGAGGTTGCCTGGCGGAGCCTGATCACCCTCGATGCAGACCATGTAAAGGGAGATCTCTGGTCCGGGGTCACGGTCATGTTCGATCACGCCGTGTGCATGTACTCGACGCATAAACACACGCGCAGCTCCCCGCGCCTTCGCCTGGTCATTCCCCTGGCCGAACCCATCAAGGCCGAACAGTACGAGCCGATTGCCCGGAAGATCGCCTCGGACCTGGGCATCGACTTCTTCGACGATACCACTTACGAGGCCCACCGTCTCATGTACTGGCCGTCTACCAGCAGCGATGCCCCTTATACCTTCGAGGTGCAGGAGGGAGAACTCCTGCACCCTGGAGAGATCCTCGAGCGGTATGAGGAGGAAGGACTGGACTGGAGAGATCCCTTTCACTGGCCCAGGTCATCCAGGGAAACGGTCAAGCGAGAGCGCGAGCTCAAGAAGGCCGGAGAACCAACTGAGAAGCCGGGTCTGGTAGGAGCCTTCTGCAGGGCTTACACGATCAGTGAAGCCATCGAGGAGTTCCTGCCTGATGCCTACACCGAAGCCCAGTACCCCGGACGCTATACCTACGCGAAGGGATCCACCTTCGGCGGGGTCGTAACTTACGAGGATAAGTTCAGCTACTCCCACCATGAGAGCGACCCCGCAGGCGGCCAGTTGTGCAATGCCTTCGACCTGGTTCGATTGCACCTGTTCGCTGACCAGGACATCGACGCCGGATCATCCCCGGTCACGCGGCTGCCGAGTTACAGGAGCATGAGTGATCTGGCTATGGAGGACCGGAGGGTGAAGTCCATGCTCCTCGAGGAGCAGCGCGAGAGCGCGAAGGAAGACTTTGCCGAGCCGGTGATCACGGACGATGATGAATGGATGAAAAAGCTCAAGCTCGACAAGAACGGGGTCTGCCTGCAGACGATCTCCAACGCCCGGCTGATCCTCGATCACGACCCCCGGCTTGCCGGGAAGATCGCCTTCAACGAGTTCAGCCATGCGATCACGATCACCGAAGACCTGCCCTGGCATACCGTGATCGGGGAGAACGGGGACCGATGGCACGACTCAGACGATGCAGGGCTGAGGCTGTACCTGGAACAGGGCTATGGGATCAAACAGCAGCAGAAGATCGCAGACGCGCTCACAGTCGTCTCCCAGAGACGCAAGTATCACCCGGTCAGGGAATACCTGGAGAGCCTCGAGTGGGACGGGGTCCCGAGGGTAGAGACGCTGCTCATTGACTATCTGGCAGCCGAGGACAGTCCCTATGTGAGGACTGTCACCAGGAAGACATTAGCCGCTGCTGTGGCCCGTGTGATGAAGCCCGGGGTGAAGTGGGACTATATGCTAACCATGTATGGACGCCAGGGCGTGGGGAAAAGCTATTTCGTGAAACTGCTGGCCCAGGGATGGTACAGCGATTCTGTAAATACCTTCAACGGTAAGGAAGCCTATGAGCAGCTCCAGGGGGCGTGGATCCTCGAGGTTGCAGAGCTCACAGCCACTAGAAAGAGCGAGACGGAGGCTACCAAGCACTTTATCAGTAAGAGTGAGGACATGTTCCGTGTAGCGTATGGAAAACACGTCACGCGCTTTCCCAGGCAGTGCATATTCATAGGGACCACCAACGATGCCGAGTTCCTGAAGGACCGAACAGGCAATAGACGGTTTTGGCCGGTGACCGTCGGTATGGGCAGGGCGCCTGAGAACCTATTCGCGGTAGACCAGGAGACGGTCAATCAGATATGGGCTGAGGCTGTGGAAATCTGGAAGGCAGGTGAGCCGTTGTACCTCTCCGGGACGATGGAAGCAGCTGCAGCACAGGCGCAGGAGCGTCACATGGAGGATAACCCAAAAATTGGGCAGATCATTGAATTCCTGGACATGCGGCTTCCGTCAAACTGGGATGAGCTCAACATCGAGGCACGCCGGCGCTATATCCACGGCACCGACTTCGGGACTGCTGAAGAGGGTACAACCAGGCGTGAGAAGGTCTGCGCCATGGAGATCCTCGTCGAGCTCTTCGAGAAAGATCAGCGGTGGATTAAACCGTACGATACCAGGGAAATCAACGAGATATTACGCCATATTCACGGATGGGCGGAGCATGAAGGGAGCTCTAGAGGTAAGCTGAGATTCGGTAAACTATATGGTCCACAGAAGGCCTTTACGAGGACCTTTTGAGGTGTGTCCATACCCCCTCTCAAGTGTGTCCATACTCCGGTTATATGGACACAGCAAATCAGTTCAAGTGTGTCCATATGTGTCCATAAAAAGTGATATGGTCACAGGGTATGGACACGCCATAAAGTGTTTTTATAGAAGGTATTATATGCTAAGTGTGTCCAATGTAACCATATTCTAAGTTATATAGTAATAATAACGTAATAAACGTATATATGCGTGATATACGCCTATACGCGTGTAAAAGTTTTAACCTATGGACACAGGGGCACACCCGACACAGTGGGAGAAATTGATGCAGGAATCAAGGGTCGAACAGAGACTGAGGATTGAAGTGAAACGAGCCGGTGGTAAGGCCTTGAAATTCCGGCCGGACCACATGGCAGGTATGCCGGACCGTCTCGTCCTGTTGCCGGATGGTAGATGTGTATGGGCCGAGACCAAGGCGCCGGGTAAGCGGCTGCGCGCGCTCCAGGAGAAGCGTCGCCGGGAGCTCCAAGAGCTAGGCCATACCGTGTACGTAATTGATAACATACAAGACATACAGGAGTTCATAAATGAAGTTTTCACCGCATAAATATCAGGAATACGCTATCAGGAGAGTTATCGATCAACAGGCACTTGGCCTGATACTTGATATGGGTTTAGGTAAGACCATCATTTCCCTGACTGCGATCCAGGAATTGATGTTCGACTATTTTTCCATACAGCGTGTCCTGGTGATAGCACCCTTGCGACCGGCCCGCCTCACGTGGCCGGACGAGGCTGAGAAGTGGGACCACCTGGACTTGAGGATCTCGAAGGTCTTGGGATCCAAACAGGACAGATTGTCCGCACTCTCCCGCCAGGCGGATGTATATATCATCAACCGGGAGAACGTGAGCTGGCTGGTGGATCATTATCAGAAGCAATGGCCTTTTGACATGGTGATCATCGATGAGCTTTCATCCTTCAAGTCAACCAAGGCCAAGCGGTTCCGGGACCTGCGGAAGGTCCGGCCCTTGGTCAAGCGTATCGTTGGGCTGACCGGCACTCCGTCATCAAACGGGCTGATCGACCTGTGGCCCCAGATGTACCTACTTGATCGAGGCCAGAGACTCGGCAAGACAGTGAGCGCCTATCGTGACAGGTTCTTTCTCCCTGGCAGGCGTAACGGCCATATCGTGTATGAGTGGATCCCCAAGGACTGGGCAGAGGATAAGATCTACGAGGCCCTCGAGGATCTGTGCGTGTCGATGAAGAGCGAGGATTATCTGGACATGCCGGATCTGATCGTCAATGAGGTTCCTGTATCTATGGATGATAAGGCTGCCAAGCAGTACAAGAGGCTTGAGAAGGATCTCCTGCTGCCCTTTGCAGACAGTGATGTGGTAGCAGACACTGCAGCGGTTTTGTCTAACAAACTTATGCAGCTTGCCAACGGGGCGATCTATGATGAGGACCATCGGGTACAGCACGTCCATGATGCGAAGATCGAGGCTCTCGGTGAGCTTATCGAGGAAAGCCAGGGTAAGCCAATTCTTGTGTTCTACTGGTACAAACACGACTTGCATCGACTTCGGGAGGCGTTCCCCCACGCCATACCGCTTTACGGTGATAACGATGTAAAAGATTGGAATGCAAACAGGATCCCGTTACTCCTGGCACACCCCGCCTCCGCCGGACATGGGCTGAATCTGCAGTCAGGAGGATCGACCATCGTGTGGTTCGGATTGACCTGGAGCCTTGAGCTCTATCAGCAGGCCAATGCCAGGCTCTACCGTCAAGGCCAGGAGCATGCGGTGATCATCCACCACCTTGTCTGTCAGGGAACCGTGGACGAGCGCGTGATGTCAGCCCTGAAGAGGAAAGCCGTGACCCAGGATGATCTTATCGAGGCCGTGAAAGCTCGTATTTCACAACTGTAGTGTATTTATTTAGATTATTTTTGATCTCACCACTACATTTAGTGCAAACTCGTCGATTTAAGAATTTTATTTGTTATAGTGTATCCGAGGTGGAAGGATGCCGAGAAGGTCAAAGCACTCTATATGCAGGAGCTGCAGACAGACATTCACTGGTACTGGGACGCTTTGCAGCGCTTGTGCGAGTAAAAAGCAGACTACCCCCCACCCTCGCCCTACACCCGTGCAGCGGGGATATGATTATACCTGGCAGAAGATCCGGGTGAGAGTGTTGAAGGAGTTCGGGATACCGAAGGAGCAGTGGTCCTTGTATGCAGTGGACCACAACCCTCCCTACAACCCAGAGGTGGAGCCTGACCATACCAGGTACCAGCTGGTGCCGCGACTGATTGCAGAGCATAACCGTAAGACAGCCAGAGAGGATACCAAGCGGGATCATAAAGGCCGGTTCACCGGCAGCAGGGGGAGGGGGTAGCAAAATCGCTGGAGGGTGTGCGGTCTATACCGCCACCAGAGGTTTTGTTATATGGCGCTAAAATGGAGATAAAGGGTTATGGCAGGTAGGCCGAGAAAACCGAAAGTCGTAAAGATCGCCCAGGGAACCTTCAGGCAGGACCAAGAAGTCGGTCAGGAGCCGGAGCCCGAGGTGTCTTCGTCAGTGCGGTCCTGTCCCAGCCATGTCGGCAGTTACGGCAAGAAGCTTTGGAAGGAGCTGGCCGATGAGCTCGTGTCCTCGGGGATCATGACTGAGGTAGACTGGCAGTCACTCGAGTTCTGCTGTGAATCATACAACACCTACCGTGAGAGCCGGGATGCTGTCTACCATACGGTTGATCGGATCTGCGCCTCCTGCGGCCAGGTGCTCGGATACCAGAAAGCCTGCGAGAGCTGCGGCGAGGAAAAGGTAAAGCTGAAAAAGAGAAAACGTAAACTCGCCGAGTACCTTGCCCTCCACAACAGTCAGACCGGCTTCGAGCTGACAACCATGCACAAGGCCAAAGAGCAGTTTCTCAAATATGCAGTCCAGCTGGGGATCACTCCGGCAGCACGTAACAAGATCGACATATCAGGCAAGTCTCGTGGGGAGAAGTCCGAGATAGAGAAGATGTGGGAGGAGTCGCATGGCTGAGTTTACAGCCCAAGCCTACATTGATGACGTCCTAAAGGGTCGAGTCATCGTATGCCGATACGTACGACTTGCCGTGGAGCGTCACGTGCGGGATCTTGAGCGACAGAACTCCCGTGAGTTCCCCTACTACTTCGACCCAAAGGCAGCACAGCGGAAGATTACCTTTTCCCAACAGCTCAAGCACACGAAGGGGCGCTGGGCCAAGCAGCACTTGAATATCACCCTTGAGCCCTGGCAGCAGTTTATTGACTGGGTTGTCTTCGGCTGGAAAAGATCAGATACGCACACCCGCCGGTTCACGAAGGTCTACATCGAAGTGGGCCGAAAGAATGGCAAAACCACCTGGTCAGCAACATCAGCGAATTACTGCTTTTTGATGGACGGAGAGAACGGGGCCGAGGTCTACTGCGTAGCTACGAAGAAAGACCAGGCGAAAATTGCCTGGAGTGAGGCGGAGGCGCAGATCCACCGTCACCCATTCTTGCACCAGAAATGCCGGACGTTCAAGCAGAACTCAGTGGTAACCATCCCGGGGACCCAGTCGGTTCTCCGGCCCCTGGGAAAAGACTCAGATACCGAGGATGGCAAGAACACACACTTTGCCCTAGTTGACGAATACCACGCATACAAGAGCTCGGAGCAGCTCAATGTCCTCGAAGATGGTATGGGCTCGAGAGAGCAGCCGATCATCTGGATCATTACTACCGCCGGGTATGACAAGAACGCGCCCTGCTTCCAGGAGGAGCGTACATTGATTGAGGGGATCCTCACCGGGACTATCGATCCCCTGCCCGAGGACGTGTTCGGTATTATCTTCACGCTCGATGAGGGAGACGACTGGGTGGATCCGAAGGTATGGATCAAGTCAAATCCGAATCTCGGGGTTTCTATTTCCCAGGAGTATCTGGAGTCCCAGGTACGAAAGGCCTTGGCTACTCCTCAGAAACAGAACTCGGTGAAAACAAAGAACATGAATATCTGGACGCAGGCAACCTCGGCATGGATTGGTGACGAGGCATGGAAAGCCTGCGGCGGTCGCGTGAGAAAGGAAGATCTCGCCGGGCGAGTCTGTTATGGGGCTCTCGACCTCTCTACCAGTATCGATATCACCTCCTGGACACTTTGTTTCCCGCCGACAGATCTGGATCCGCGGTTCCATTTTCTGTATCGCTTCTTTATTCCCGAGGAGAACCTGCTCGAGCGTCAGCGAAAGGATAAAGTACCCTACACTCTCTGGAGAGATCGAGGTTTTGTAACAGCCACACCGGGGAACGTGATCGATTATGCGTTCATTGAGCAGCAGGTTATCCAGGATGCTGATTCGTTCCGGATCCAGGAGATTGCCTACGATCCCTGGAACGCGAACCAGATCACCCAGAACCTGGAAGACCGTGGGATGGAGATGGTCCCGTTCCGTCAGGGTTTCGGATCCCTCAGTGCCCCTTCGAAGGATTTCGAGAAGAGGGTCCTTGCAAAAGAGCTGAATCACGGGGACAACCCGGTTATCACTTGGATGGTTAGCTGTGTTGAGATAAAGACTGATCCTGCCGGAAATATAAAACCGGTAAAACCTGACAGAAACCGCACCGGAAAACGAATTGATGGAGTGATCACGACCATCATGTCTCTGGACCGAGCCGTTCACGGAAGTATGAGCGGGTCAGTTTATGAACGACGAGGAGTGAGATCCGTATGAGCATACTTGGTAAAATTAAAGCTTCCTTGCGAAGCATGACGAGTGAGCCGATAAAGCTTACAGATCCCGGAGCCTGGGATAGTATCAGGGGTCCGCAGAGTAACTCGGGTGTGCTTGTAACGCCAGCGACATCGTTGAATCTGTCGACAGTCTTCGCCTGTGTCCGTAGATCCACTGAAACCCTCTCCACGCTGCCCGTCCACGTGTACCGAAAGACCGCGGTCGGGCGCGAGGAGATAGAGCATCCTGTTGGGCGGCTCCTCGGACTGCAGCCGAATCCGGAAATGCCGGCTAACGTTTTCCGCGAGGTTATCCAGGGTCACCTGGAGCTCCGTGGCCGGGCGTTCGCCGAGATAGTACGAGATGGACGAGGGCAGGTCGTCGAATTATGGCCAATACACCCCGACAAGATCCGCATAGAGCGTACTGCTACCGGTAATCTGGTGTATATCTACATCCCGACAAACTACCCTTTCCCAGCGAGTAAGATCCTTCACTTTCGGGGCTTCGGAAGTACGGGTATAGACAGCTACTCGGTAATCTCTCTTGCACGCGAGTCAATCGGCCTTGGAATATCAGCCCAGGAGTATGGGGCGAGGTTCTTCGGCCAGGGCACGAACATGGGAGGTTTTCTCAAGCATCCGAAAGGCCTCAGCGATGAGGCGTTTCAGCGGCTGCGTAAGGACATGAACCAGAAGTACAAAGGGCTCGAACGGTCCCACGGCCTGATCATCCTTGAGGAAGGCATGGACTATCAAAAGGTCGGGCTGACCAACGAGGACGCCCAGTTCCTGGAGACCAGGAAGTTCCAGGTCACCGAGATCGCCCGCTGGTTCGGTATGCAGCCGCACATGGTTGGTGATATGGAGAAGGCCACATTCAGTAACATTGAGCAGCAGTCGATCGAGGCAGTGATTTACACCTGGCGGCCGCGCGCGGTACGCCTTGAGCAGGAGCTCAACATGAAGCTCCTCGGACCAGGCGAGTACATCAAGTTTTCTCTCGAAGGCCTGTTGCGCGGAGACATCAAGAGCAGGTATGAGGCATACAAGATCGGGGTCGAGAATGGCTGGCTGAACGCCGACGAAGTACGGTCCCTGGAGGATATGAACCCGCAGCCTGATGGCATGGGGCAGATATTCCTGGCGCCGTTGAACATGACCAACAAGGCCAATTATTTACCTGGGGCGGCTCCAGCAGATCCGGATCCAGCCGGGGATCCCTCGAGATCCACAAGGCCCGGGCACGAGACCCGGGTGGACAAGAGGGTCCAGGAGAGCCGGTCGGTAGCAGATCGCAGATATGCAGCGGACAAGTACCGCAGTGAGCTGCGTTCGGCTACCGAGAAGGTTGTGGAGGAAGAACTCAGATGGATAGCGGAAGAGCTCGAGAATAAAGACGCGTACGCTGCCAAAGAGTGGATAATTGCCGAGTTTGGCTCGATGGAGAGTTTCGTTGTGGATACGTTCACCCCGATCTACCGCAAGGCCAGCGAGGACCTGTATCCGATATTTGCTGAAGAACTCGGGAAAGATGGTGCTGCCAATGATGATTTCACGCAGCGCATTGATGAGTACATCGCGTCCTTTGCAAAGCGTTTCGTTTCCCAGGACAGGGGTGAGCTTGTTGGGGCAATCAAAGAGGCGATCGAGCAGGATGCGGACTACCGCGAGGCTATAGGGTCCAGAACCGAGAGTTGGCAGGAGAAAAAACCTCAGCGTATCGAGCAACTCGAAACGACACGTATGAGGAACTATTTTGCCCTATCGGCTTACGTGTCGATGGGCATCACGAAGATCAGATCAGTCGCGAACGGGCAGAGTTGTCCATATTGCAATGCTATAAACGGGACGGTGGTAGGAGTAATGGAGCCGTTCATAAGGAAAGGCGAAGAGTTCAAGCCAGAAGGG